CTTGAAACTGCAGCCCAACGGAGACAGTCTTTTGAGGACAGACTTCGTGAAAGAAAGACTATGAACCGTGCTGCCACTACTGCGCAAATTGCACGTGAAAGACAAGATGAAATTAGGCAAACTAGAAATGATATTAGCACTGTTCAAGCACAAGCAAGAGCAGAAATAGCATCACAAGATAATCGTCAACAAGCCGCAGAACGTGCGCAAAGAGAGGCACGTGAACGACAAGAAGATAGAAATGAAGGTGGTAGTGGTCAAACTGTACAAGAAAAAGCAGATAGCTATACAGCAGACCGTGTATCCGAAGCTGTCTCTACCGGCGATTTTAGTCGAGGTTTTGCAGAAGGTGGCCTAGCATCTAAACCTAAACCCAAAACTAAAAAGAAAATGAAGAAGGGTGGACTAGCTTCTAAAAAATAATCCACAATTAGTTGGCTACTCACTCCCCACGCCCGACAGTGTGGCTACAGTGGCCCCAACAAAAGGAAATACAATGAACGATACAATTATGGCTGAAGAAATGCAGTCACCAAAGAAAGTTGCGTTTGCAAATCGTAAATACACTAACGAAGAAAAACGCAAGATGGAAGAAGAAGAACTAGAACAGCTAATGAAAGAACAGCGTGGCGAAGTAGAAGAAACTACAGAAGAGCCACAAGAAGCTGAACCTACAAACGCAGAAGAAAAAACATTTAAGAAGCGTTACTCAGACCTACGCCGACACCAACAGCAACAGGCTGAAGAGTTTAAGAAAGAAATTGAAGCACTAAAATCTCAACTAAGCCAAGCTGCACAGAAAGAAATGAAGCTACCTAAGTCTGATGAGGACATTGAACAATGGGCAGCAGACTACCCAGATGTAGCGGCTATCGTTGAAACAATTGCTATGAAGAAGGCACGTGAACAATCTTCTGCATTAGAAGATCGCCTAAAAGTAATTGATGAGATGCAAAACAGTGCTACCAAAGAAAAAGCAGAAGCAGAACTAATGCGTATCCATCCTGACTTTGATGAGATTCGTGACAGTGATGACTTTCATAGTTGGGCAGAAGACCAACCTAAGTGGGTACAAGATGCACTGTACGATAACGACAATGATGCACGTTCTGCAGCACGAGCAATTGATTTGTACAAAGCTGACATGGGTATTGCTAAAAGCAAACCTACTAAAGATAAAGATGCAGCTAAGTCTGTGTCTACAAAGAACTCAAGAAGTAGACCACAAAATGATGAGCAGTCTACTTACTTAAAAGAGTCTCAAGTACAAAAGATGTCACCTCAACAATACGAGAAGATGTCTGACGAAATCATGGAAGCTATCCGTAGTGGTAAGTTTATCTATGATGTATCTGGTTCAGCCAGATAAAAAAGTGTTGACAAATAGTTATTTCTAAGTATAACTATAGTCATATTAGTGTAACTGTATAGCGCAATATGGTTACACTACAATACGCAAACAGCCAAGTCTTACGGATTACCTGACGAACATGGCCCGTTGAATGGTAGGGCGGCCACCTTACTAGAATACGCACCCACGTGAACCAGCCTCCTGATTAGTCTTGCGAGTTTGTATCTGTAAAATGCTACAATAGGAGATTTTAAAATGGCATTTACTTCCGCAGCGGGGTATGGCAATCTTCCTAACGGTAATTTTTCACCCGTAATTTACAGCAAACAGGTGCAACTTGCTTTCCGCAAGTCTGCTGTTGCTGAAGCAATCACCAACTCCGACTACTTTGGTGAAATTGCTAACATGGGTGATTCCGTGAAGATCATCAAGGAACCCGAAATTTCAGTTCAGGCTTATGCACGTGGTACTCAAATCACTGCACAAGACCTTGACGATGAAGACTTCAGCCTGACGATTGACAAAGCTAACTACTTTGCATTCAAGGTTGACGACATTGAAGAGGCACACTCACACGTTAACTTCCAGTCTCTGGCAAGTGACCGTGCTGCGTATCGCCTTGCTGACCAGTTTGACCAAGACGTTCTTGGCTACTTGTCAGGCTACACCCAGTCTGCACTTCATGGTGCGGCTGATACCGTTAACACAACTGTTAATGGTTCAAAAGCAGTTACAACTGCTGGTTCAGATGAACTCCTGTCTTCAATGAAGCTGGAAGCTGACGACTTCGGTGGTTCAGCAGGTTCATCAATTGGTATTCAGCCACGTGCTGGTGGTGCAACTTCTGCAACTGTTGGTTCAGGTAATGCCAACGCACTGCAGATTATTGCTCGCATGGCTCGTAAGCTGGATCAACAGAATGTCGATACTCAAGGCCGCTGGCTCGTTATCGACCCTGTATTCAAAGAAATCCTCATGGACGAAGATTCACGTCTGTTCAATGCTGATTTCGGCGGTTCAGGTCTGCAAAATGGTCTAGTGCTGAACAACCTGCATGGTTTCCGTGTTTACGTTTCCAACAACCTGCCTTCAATTGGAACTGGTCCATCAACAACTGGTGGTACTAACGCTTCTAACTACGGCGTAATGATTGGCGGTCACGATTCTGCTGTTGCTACTGCAGAGCAGATTAACAAGACTGAAACCTACCGTGACCCTGACAGCTTCGCTGACATCGTTCGTGGTATGCATCTGTATGGTCGCAAGATTCTTCGTCCAGAAGCACTTGTGAACGCAAAGTACAACTTGGTATAAGGGAGATTTAGACAATGGCTACTCTTTCACAAACCGTTGCTAAAGGTGTTCGTGTTTACGAAGCCGAAGTAACCCTTCCTACCGCAAGTGGTACTGTAACTGCCGTTAGCATTCCTGCTAACTGCATGGTACTTGCCGCTGGTGCAGTCATCACTGAAGCCTGTGCTGGTTCAACTGCTCACGTTGCTGACCTGTCAATTGGGTCTGCTGACATTGTGACAGCAATTAACCTGCAAGCTGGTTCAGTAGGTGACATCATCACAGAAGCCGCCGTGCCACAAGGTACGACTGTTGCCGACACCATTGACGTTGTTTCAACCGTTACTGGTACAGGTACTGCTGGTAAGGCACGTGTCTACGCACTTGTTGTAGACATGACCGCACCACGCACTGCTGATGAAGTAGACCGCGACACACTCGCCTAAATAAAGTATTGGGGCAGGGCTAATACCTTGCCCCTTTACATCTTGCTATAATCTTGGAGAAAACAAATGGCAATCACAACTGCAATGTGTACCAGTTTTAAGTCGGAACTTTTGGGCGGTTTGCACGACCTTGATACGGATTCACTTAAACTGGCACTGATTAAAGCATCACCAACTGGTACATATGGTGCTGCAACAACTAATTATTCTGACGTAACAGGCAACTCTGACGAAGCATCTGGCACTAACTACACTGCTGGTGGTCAGGTACTTGACGGTGCAACTATTTCAACAGATGGTACTACAGCAATTGTAGACTTTACTGATGAAGTATTTGCAAACGTAACAGTATCTGCTGACGGTTGTATCATTTACAATACTGCAAACAGCAACTCTGCTATTTGTGTTATTGATTTTGGTGGTACAGTTTCTGCTACTGCTGGTGACTTGACTATTGAGTTCCCAACTGCTGACGCATCCAACGCTATCGTTCGTATTGCGTAAGGAGTAGAACATGGCGTTCTACGACTCTGGTGATGCTCTTTACGGTACTGGTGCTTATGGTTCCGCTAGTTACGGAATTGTAACGCCTACTGTTGCATTAACGGGAGTTAGTGGAACTGCTCTTACTCGTACTGTACATATCAATGCATTTGAAATTGATATTACAGAACCGCTATATGGACCAAATGCTCTTGTAGGTTCTGTCGGAACACTTGAGTTTGCCAATACTGTAACACTTGCTACTACAGTAGGTACAGGACAGATTGGCACAGTTTCACCAAATATTGCTTTTGGTATCGTTGGTGTAGAGGGTACTACAGGTACTGGACTTACTCAACCTCAACATAGACTGTCAGAAAAAGTAGACAGTGTATCTGCAACCTTTACCATCGGCACACTAAACATTCGGTCAGTCAACCGTGTTCCTGTAACAATGCCAGCAATGTCTGGTTTGATTACTGCTCCTGAACCACGTGTTGATGAGATTATTACGACAGGTGTAGAGGCTACAGGACAAATTGGAACTGTATCGCCCAATACCGCCGCAGGTGTTACAGGAGTAGAAGGGAAACTTAATCCTCTCAAGCCTTTTACAGCAAGTGGTGATGCACAGCTTTCTACAGCAGAAAAGAAGTTTGGCACTGCTAGTTTACTACTAGATGGAACAGGGGATTTTGTAACAACAAGTTACACTTCAAGTCTGTTAACAAGTTCAGAGTGGGCTGTAGATTTTTGGGTTTACTCTTCAACGCTAACAAGTCAAACTGCTCATCTTTGGGATGCACAAAACTCTAACTCTGGTTTTGCTTTACGTATTAGTAGTGGTAATTTACAAGTAATTAAAGATGGTTCTATAACTAGGTCAGTTAGCGGACAATTAAGTAACAATACTTGGCATCATATACGACTACAAAGAAGGTTTGCCTTTACAGAAATATTTGTAGATGGATTCCAAAGAGGTCAGCAAG